GCGCCAAGTCTTCCGCCGCAATCAAGCCGTCGAAAAAGTCACGGCTCAAACTTGCCGCCGATAGCGAGATAGTCAAAGGTGAAGGGCTGAAAATCTTACCCGCCATCATCACGCCATCAACCGACATTTGAACTTCTGCGAGGTCAATAGAATCTGCATCAAACATCTTGTCTGTGCTGAAATTCTGAATTGTCACGGGTGTCGGGAACAAGCGCGGAACAATCAATGTCAAGATTGAGTTTGCGCTGGTGATAGTTGCGTCTTGAATAGCCATGATTTTTCCTTAAAAATTACAGAACATTGATTGAGGCAAGGCTGATGCTTTGAATCGCGCCGCCGTCGGTGTACCAAAGATTGACGATAGGCGTGCCGCGTGATGCGCGAGCCTGTGCGCCCGGGTCGAGAATTTGCAAATAGAAGCCGTTATTCACCAAGTCGGACGAAATATCCGCCCCCGCCGATTGGTTAATCTGCGCAATTTGCGAAGCCGATAACGCGACACCTGTGCGGATAATTCCTGCGTTTTTCGCGGCATTGATAGGGTCATTCATCGCAGCGCGTGCAAGCGAATAACCAGAGGCGGTATATGGCAGCGAGTTGACCGAGGTCATCAAGCTAATCAAAGATGTTTGCAAGTTCGTGTTGAGATAAACCTGACCTGCAAAGCTATCCAAATAATTCCACTTGCCCGATACTTTCCCGTCGCTGAAAAAGTTTTTCACATTCACAGAATTGGCGAACTGACCATAAAAGCTATAACCATTAGCAGCTAAATTCAAGGCTAACTGGTTGTCGGTTACGGTTGGCAACAGACCCGCTTGTGAGCGGAATGCAGCAGTTACGCGACCATCTTTGCGGGTGTAATCAGTGGAAGCAACAACCCCGCAAATAAACGCGGCGGCATTGCTAGTAACCTGTGCTAGCGTAGAGCCTTGCGCAATCGCGGCGGCTGCATCGCCTGAAATAGGTAGGACAGTGTCATAAGCCAAACCACGCGCAACCACACCGAATGGCGTAGTCGCACCGCTTACGATTGCTTGCGTGTCCGTATCCCAAGCAATGTAGGCATAACGCTGATTTTGAGAGCTTACCCATGCCGCAAACAATTCTTTATCCGCCAGCGGAGGCTCGAAAGTTGTCGCCAGCGTTACCCATGCTCTTGAGATTGCGGCGGCATGGTTCATTGCCGTAGTTGGCGTGTCAGCATCCGCGCCTTGCGAAAGCGTCGCGCCAGTCGCTTGAGTTAAACGAAGCAACGCGCCAGCCGTATCGTTGGCCGTGCCGCTGAGCTCGTCAAATGTCATCAAATTAGCCGCGCCAGCGCCATTGGTATTAGTTACAACAAAGCGTTGGTTAACTGCGTCCCATGTGCAAAGCAGGTTATTAAATGCGCCGCCATTGGTCAGCGCATTTGTGATAATTGTCGCCACGCTTGCAAAATCAGCCGCGAGCGACAAATCAAATCGATTCGCGGCTTGGCCATTAAAACTTAATTGTCCAAAAGTAATCGCTTGTAATTCTGCAAGCGTTACGCCAGCCATTGAGCCGCCATGAAGCAAAGCCTGACGTGATGCGGCGTTATATGGCGCAAACAATAGAGTGCTAGGTTTGATTGCGGAGTTATCATGCGCGGCGAAATACTTTGTCGCCATGTCCGCCTCAACACCCGCACCGAAAAAAGCTAATACATCCGCCGCCGTTCCAAAAGGTTTAACGGTAAAGGTTGGAAGAAGCAATGAATCTGTCAAGAAAATCGCATTTTGCGAAGCGACATTACCACCCGCGCCTAGCACGTTTGGGTTTACGGTTACGGGGAAATTAAGCATGGTTAAAGCTCCTAAATTAAACTACGGCGACTATGTTATTGAGCAAAACGGTGTTTGATGAATCTTGTGGAACGGTTACAACAGGCGACCATTGAAGGCTTAAAGTAGTTGTCCAGCGATTTTCATATTGCTGCTCGCCCGTCGTTAGCGGCGATTGAATGCCATCACTACAATACAAAGGCGAAATCCCTTGCGAGAAAGCCGATGTTGCGAGGCTAGACCGCATCACCGCTGATACTGCGCGGCAATAATCACCAGCTAAAGTGCCGTAAAAATCAATCTGTACATCTATCTTTGTCGGGGTGCGTATTTCAGCAGTTGCAACCAAAGCATCAATGCGCGGGGTGGCAATATCCGAAGTGTTTAGCGGGGTTAGGATTACGCACGGGCTAGGCGGCATGGCGACACGGTTAGTCTGTGCCTGTACAATCTGCGCACCGACACAATACGGTTGCAGGAATGCCGCCACCGCTTCGATTACTTGGTCAACGCTTATGCTTGTTGTAAACATATTGCAGCCTTGCTCCAATTAGCCCAATGTTCTAAAACCTTCACCACTAGCCACGTCTGACCGCCGAATATGACTAAATCCCCGCCTTTATTTTCTGGGCGAATAACACCATGTAGCGCGCCGCGCAGATAAATTGCGCGAGTTGTACCTGTGATATTCAAGCCATCCAATTGACGCAAATCAGCACCATCCAAAGCCTGAATTTGAGCCTTGCCAGTTGTCACGATATAAGCGGGAACTTGCTTCATCCCCGCGCCGACCGTGAAGCCATTCGACACCCGCAACTCAACATCGGTATTCGGGTTTATTTGCGATGAAATCCCATTTGCGATAGCGCGCAAGTCCATTACGCACGCACCTCGTAAGTGACCGCATCAAGCATTTGCTCGGAATCAATTAACGGCTTTGTCGAAACATCGCCATAACTCTCACCCGCTTTTACGCGTCGCGCCGCTTCTCCGACCATCGCTCCCGTGACTTTTTGGAATCGGTCGCCTTTTTTCATGCTGCGCAACATCAAGGTGACAGGCGATAACGCGGGTGCGTTTGTATTGCGAATGCTTTCCTGCAATGCACCTGCAACCTCTTCGCCCATATTTTCGAGCAATTTTCTACCGCTAAAATCCGCTTTAATTCCGCGAGCAATCATGCCGCCCCACTTTGACGAATCTTTAGCAATCATGTTCCTGAAAAACGGGCGAGCAGGGGCTGAAGCCGTGCCAAACTCATTCCAAAACGCGACTTGAGCAACAGGCGTACCGTCTGGATATTTAGCGTTAGCCATAAATCCAATATCAACCTGCCCCTTCATCTGCTTTGATAAGTTGGCAAGGTATTTTGACATCGCGTCGCCGCCGAGCATCGTCATAACTAAAGCACCATCGCCGCACCTGCGCGATATTTGAACCCGCGAAGGCTGGTCGTTGCCTGCCAAAATGAAGCACCGTATTGAGTTTGAGCAAACCATGCCGCCGAACCCGCTACTTGATAATCAAACGATGCAGACACAGAACCCTCACCCGCGCTTGCGACGCGACCCACTGGCTTGGCTTGACCATCGCCCAACAATCCGCCTAAAGCGGCTATATGCGCGGTTAACATATTCAACAATGCGGTGCGACGTGGTATCAATTGCACGGGGCTTGCATCGGTGTTGTTTAAGTAAATGCCTGCCTCATCGAAGCAAGCAGACAAGCCAATATCCGCAACCGCTGCAAATTCAGGGTATCGCGCTTTGAACGCTACAGCCGAAAATTGAGCGATTGCCATTATTAGGCGACCTTATTAGCTTTGTTTGCCATATTGTCTTTGTCTGCTGTAGTTTGCGGCAATCCTTCAAAGCCCGTTTTTTCACCTTCAACTTCACGCAAAGCAGCAGTGGCTTCTTTTTCGGTTGCACCCGATACGATTGCACCCGATACGACAGGCGCGAAGTCTTTATGCGCGGCAAGCCATTCTTTGTAGAAGTCTTCATCTACTTCGGTGAACGCGTAACCAGAGCCAACGATGCGCTCTTTATTTACGCCAGCGAGTTCAACTTCCGCGCCCGTTTTTGGGTGGCGAAGAATTAAGCCATTCGGCAAGCGGCAAGCGACAATGATATTTTTAGCCATGATTTATTACTCCTATTTTTAAGAATTTGGCGAGGGGATTTTCACCCCTCGCAGTTTTGTTACACGCCCAACAATTGCGCAATCAGGAATGGGCGATAGATAATCGTCCCCCATGTCCCCATTGATTTTTTCTGTTTGAAGCTTGACAAACCCATGATGATTGGGGACGTGCGCAACTTGTCAGTAAAGCCGCAAGTTGCGGTGCGCTGACCTTCCATTTCAGTAACAATCAATTGCACCAACTCGCCGCCTGTAGTGGCGTATTCAGGCGCAGATTTAACCGTTAAGTTGGGGAA